GTCTGGTTCTGGATGCCCTGCTGCTGAATCTGGCCCTGCTGGAGCTGCCCCTGCTGCTGGGCACTCTTGAGTGCGAGGGCCTGTCCCATGAGCTGCATGGGCTGCTGGATCTGCGGCACGCCCTGACCGACCTGGAGGGCAATGGTGGGGTCGATAGCCATTAGAAATACCCTCCCGTTCCAGATGCTGGGCCAGATGGGTAATACTGAATGTTGGCATCGCCGCCGTTATCCAGGCTCTTCATCATGCTGTATTGGTTGAAGGTGTTTCCCATGTTGTTGAGCGCACCCATGTATTGGTTCGCGGTCCCAACCGTGCCGGCCGCCTGGGCATTCGCGCCGGAGGTCATCATGTTGCCCATGTTCCCGACTGCCTGATTGCCCTGGCTCCCGAGCTGCGCCCCTGCATTCTGGCCAAGGCCTGCGATGCTCATCAGATTGCCCATCTGGCTCTGGTAGCGGTTGAAGGCCTGCCCGTAGCCCTGCTGGGCGACGTTTTGGCTGTAGTTGTTGAGCGCCCCAAGGGACGAACCGGACAGCACGCCGCCCTTGTTCGCGGTGGCGCGGTTCATCGCGTCCTGGCCCTGTTGCATGGTGAAATTGAAGGATGGATCCGAGTAGGCGTTGTAATTGAACCCATCCGAGGTCATCTGGCCGAGTTTGTTGATGGCCGTGGTCCCCTGATCTAGCCAGGGCTTTTGGTTGATCTGATTCTGGTTCCATTCCTGCCGCTGGAGTTCCGTCGCGTTGTTGGCCGCGTTGATTTGGCCAGATGCGGCCTTGCTTGAGGCATTGGCCCCAATCAGGGCGGATCCGAGCGATCCAACACCGACCGCGATCCCACCAATTGCTGCGCCTGAAAGCCCGAAAGTCATGGCGTTACCTCCAAGAAATCAAAATCAGGTGCAGTAATCCTGGCCTCCAGTTCGTCCGGGTCGCGGGAGTCCTCGAAATTCGGGTGGATCGTGGAGAAAATGGCGTCTTCTTCCACGAAAATGACCCGTTTGGTGCCGGGGTGGGTTTCGAACATGGCCGGGGCGGTGACCCGGGTCCATCCCTCTTCGGTGATAAAAACCAATTGGCCCTTGAGGATTACCGTGATCCCGGCTTCCTTGTGGATTTTGGTGGTTATCACCCACCCCTTTTTGACGGGCCGTTCCCGCCAATACATGCGGTTGACGTAGTGGTGTTCCATCGGAATATCAACCTGGGGGAGTTTCAAGTTCTCGATTTCAAGAGCGCGGATGGCTTCCCTACGCTCGATTCGGCTCCCCGTTTCGAGGGTTTCCACAAGCGAGTCAAGCGCACCCTTCCACCCACGGAATTCAACGGAGATATAGCCCGAAGTGGCTACGTGGTAAACCGTCATGAGCCCACCTTCGTTTCCATGGCCTTGATCCGGTCTTCCAAGTCCTTTATCTTCCCCGTCAAAGTCTGGTTTAGATAGGCGGAAAAAGCAGAAGACGCCATTCCCGTCTTGGGATCGACCAAGGGCGTTTGGATGGGTGCGGTCAGATCGCTCATATGCTACTCAATTCTACATCTAATTCAGCGCCTAGAAGCGCCCAAGTTACGGGATCCGACCCGGAAAACTCAAACACGCGGTTCCGGCTTCTTCCGAGCCTGCGCCAGATTGCCCGGGTATTATATTTGCCGAGGTCGCCGGCTGAGCAGTTGTGGTAATGGCTCCAAGTCTTCCCCGCGTCATCGCTCCACCTAAGCATGACCTGGGGGGGCTGTTTGGTGTTGCCGTCAGGACCGATGCCTACCTGCATTTCAAGCTGAATCGCACGGTAGATGATCCATTTGTTCCCTTGGTTGAGATGGGGAAGCCTGCGCAACCATCGCCTTGGCTGGCCATTGTCGGAATTGTTGTTGAGGTCCAGGGCGTAGATGTTGCTCGCCTGGTAGTCACCCACCACATGATGCCCATAGGCGTAGGCGTGGCAGTCGGCGTTATGGCGCATCTCTTGGCCATTGGCTAGACGCGAACGTTCCGCCCAGAGGCCGGTCACCACATCGTAGACCCAGGTCACCGGAGCGCCAGGGACGTTCAGGCAGTAGAACGCATGGCCCTCCTGCTCATAGGTCCAGGCCGTTGCGTTCTGGAGGTTGGCATAGCCATAGCTTTCGAGTGCCGTTTCGACCGCATGGGTGCTGATCCGGTTGGGGACAAAGCCCCCGGAGCATTGCCAGACGATCCCAGAGCCGTTGTGCCCGTCCCCAAGCCAGATGATGCCGTTAAGCACCTTCTGGGGTGTGTGGACGCCACAGCAGCCAACCTCAATGAGTGCCCCAGCATATTTGCTGAGCACAATCCCGGGCGGCGGGTTCTGCGCGTTATACCAGGGCTCGATGGTCTTTTGGCCCATAAGCCAAACCGTCTGATGGTCTACCAGGATTGAGACGATGGGATCCCCCTGCCCGGCCTTGAATGAGTAATTTGGGCTGGGGGAAGTCGTGGTCCCGTTATAGGTGGTGTAATCGTTCTGGTTGGAGGTATAGAACTGGTTGGTCCCAGGGACGTTGAACACCCCCCAACCGTCGATTGTGCCGACGCTGGTTGCACCCTGCCAGCCGTCAACCCCGCCTAGACTGATGAACTTGCCGGTGCTGAAGGTGAGCACATACCCGCCCCCGTCCACCACGCAGAGCTGATAGCTGTTGTCGTCCATCTGGACCCGGCCCGTAGTCGTGCTGAGCTGCCCGATGGCGGTAGGCTTCCATGACGAATCGATGGAGTAGAGCCATTGTCCGCAGACGCAGTAGAGAACCCCATTGGATGCCCTATAAAGCCCTCGAACCGGGCCGTTGAACCCGGTGGAGATGGTCCCCTTGCCGTCCCATGAAAGGGATGACCCGATGGCCGGCGCAGTGGGGAATACGGCCTGGATGCCCGAAAAGGAGTAATCCGTGACGGTAACGCCGAACAAAGGCTGAACGTGGAAGACGGTTTCAATATAGGATGTTGGGCCAGGCGTTCCAGGGAGCGTATTCAGTTCGATCTGGGCGAAAGCGACGTCGATCTGATCCCCAAGCGTGGAAAGACTAATTTCAAGCCAACATTGGGCGATACTCGTTACTAGGGGGGTGCTGATAGCCGAGAAACACTTCCATGAGGATGTCAGGGGCACTACGGTTGGAGTCACTAGATCGGGGGTGGACAGAGTGACAACACCACTCCCGGTCCGCCTCCGTATCCAAATAGAATTGACATAGGGCGACCCGGCCACTACACCAGTTATATAGTTGGCGATGCTCCCGCCTAACGGTGTCCCTGTGCAAGTAATGGTTGCGGCGGTCATACCGCCAGCAGGGTCAGAAACCCCCTGCGCAATGGTCACAAGGGCCGAAGACCAGGGAGCGGCATCGAACTTGGACGATCCCAATATGAGGTTGGTCCTCGGGGTCGAGAAAAGCTTTTGCGTGCCCTGCCAATCGGTTTTGTAAAGGGTCGGCGTCCCGATCACCGTCAGGACGGCTACCCCACTAACCAGTAGTGAGAATGTCTTGGCCGCTCCGTCGCCGTTGCCAAACCCCATCCCGGCGACCGTAACTTCAGAACTGGTCAAACTATTCAGCAGGGTTTCCCCAGGCGTGCCGAAAAAGCAGCCGACTTCACCGTTGGCCGCTGCCTTCTGCTCGTTTAATTCAACATAGAGGTTCACCGTGCGTTCGCTATCGGCCGCATAGGATCGGTTGGAATACGACCCGTTGATGAACCCCTTCAGTCGCACTATTTACGCCCTTTCTTGGCCTGGTATTTGGCCATGATCTTCTTGTCGGCGGCGAGGTCGGCCTTGGAGCCCTCTTTGATCCCCTTGGCCTTGTCCATCTTGTCATCCATGGCCTTGGCCTTCAGACTGGCCGACTTGGGAATGCCGATTTCTTTGTATCTGCCCATGATTTCTCCTTAATCGCAGACGTAGCCTTTGGAACGAATGGCCATCTCGGATGGCCCGGGACGGTAGCCGCACATCGCGGAATCGCAGGAAAGCACTTGCGGGGTCACATTGAGCCCTTTCAGCAGCGCCTTGGCCCCTGCCCCAACGGCGGCGATGGTCGGCGGGCATGGAACGCCCAGCATCCCGGAAAACCGGAAGGTCATGGCGGCCACAATCGCTTCCTCGTAGCCCGGGGGGAATGAAGCAACGTCCTGGATGACGCTGAACTGGGTCAACTGCTGGGGGAGGTAGAGAACCAGCTTGCAGGCGGCGGTCGGGGTGGGCCAGACATCGATGGTATTCAGCGGCCAGTCGCCCCGTGGATGGATGAGAAGCGGGAAATTGGTGCTGACGCCCCCCTGGGACGCTGGCGGCTTGATCGGGATATCCTGCCACTGCTCATCCGTGTAGATGTCGATTGGAATTTCGAGCGCCGGGGCGGAAGCCGTGGGGATGACTGATGCCTGGGTAAACCAGATGGGGCGCGGAGTCTGATCGTTGTTGAGCGTGCCGCCCGGGCCAAGGGTGTAAACCTGCTGGCCGATGACCAAGGGGAATTCCTGCCGGTTCTGGGTAAAGACCATCAACCCATCAACAGACCAGGAAGACAGCATTCGGTTGGTCCAGCGCATGCAATCGTTGGCCAACCCTGGGTCAAGCGACTCGCCGGCCGCTACTGTCCCGAGGGGCAGAAGGGCGTCATAGATCAGGTCCGCGAGGGTGGTCATTCGGAAACTTTCTTGGGCCTGCCGCCTTTGCGCTTAGGGGCAGGTGTGGGATTGGGTTCACTGGGCGGCTCTGTCGTTTCGGGCGCAGGGGTTGGCGATTCAGGTTCGGCCAGGGTGTCCGCCCATTCGTCGCCCAGGGATTCGTCATGCTCAAGGGTATGGACCACCCGGGACCGGCCATCCTTGTGATGACGCCACGCCGGGTAGAGTCCTGGGTTCTGGGTTACGCGAGACATTTACTTCTCCTCTCCGGCGATGTTGGCGCTCCAGGTCATCGAGGTAGCAGCGGCCGGGGTGCAAACGAGCCGAACCACCCGCGAAGTGGTGGTTTCACCAATGAGCGGCATGGGTTCAGGGAGTTCCATGTAGAGCGGCGAGGCCAAGCCGCCAGGGCCAAAGCAATCCCAGGTGCAAAGCTTGACCCCGGATGGGGACTCAAGGCTCACCTGTCCGAAGTTGGTTGCGGTAGCGGCGTAGGTGGTCAGCCGGGCGTTGACATGGACATCCGCCAGGTTAAAACGCCGGTTGGGCGAAACCTGATAGGTTGCGATGACCTGATCTGCTGTGGTAGCAGTAGTGACCAAGGTCCCTTTGATAAAGACCGTGCTTCCGGTAATAGA